TTATGGCTAACAGCCTTCTTACTATCGACATGATTACCCGGAAAGCTCTCGAAATCCTTGAGAACAACCTGGTCATCACCCGCAACGTCAACCGTCAGTACGATGACAGCTTTGCTGTTGAAGGTGCCAAGATCGGTTCGACCCTCCGCATCCGTCTGCCCGACCGCGCTCTGGTCACGGACGGCGCCGCCCTTCAGGTGCAGGACGACAACGAGCAGTTTACGACCCTGACTGTCGCTTCGCAGAAGCACATCGGCGTGAACTTCACGTCTGCCGAACTCACCATGCAGCTCGACGACTTCGCTGACCGTGTGCTCAAGCCGCGTATTTCGCAGCTTGCGTCCTCCATCGACGCTGACGTCGCCAACTCCTATAAGTCGATCTTCTCGTCCGTCGGCACCCCCGGCACGACCCCGTCCACTTCGCTTGTCCTGCTTCAGGCCCAGCAGAAGCTGAACGAGTACGCTGCCATGATGCCGAACCGCTATGCCACGGTGAACCCGGCGGCCAACGCGGGCTTGGTCGAAGGCATGAAGGGTCTCTTCAATCCCGTTGACACGATCTCCCGTCAGTTCAAGAACGGCATGATGGGTGAAGGTGTCCTCGGCTACGAGGAAATCAACATGTCGCAGTCCATCAAGCAGCACACGACTGGTTCGCGTGCGGCGACGGGCGCCACGGTCAACGGCAACGCCTCGGAAGGCGCCACGACCATCACGCTCGCGTCCGCTGGCAACACCCTCACCTTCGCGGTGGGCGATGTGTTCACGGTGGCCGACTGCTTCTCGGTCAACCCGCAGACCCGCGAAAGCACGGGCGCGCTTCAGCAGTTCGTCGTGACTGCTGCGGCTACCTCGTCTGCTGGTGGCGCCGTGACCCTCAGCGTTTCCCCGGCGCTCTACTCGCCGTCGAACGCTCTGGCGACCGTCAACACCCTGACGATCACCGGCAAGGCCGTCACCTTTATCGGCGCGGCTTCGACCCAGTACCCGCAGAACCTTGTGTATCACAAGGACGCCATCTCCTTCGCCACGGCTGACCTGATCATGCCGAGCGGCGTCGATATGGCTTCCCGCCAGGTTCACAACGGCATCTCGATGCGTATCGTGCGCCAGTACGACATTAACAATGATCGTCTGCCGTGCCGTATCGACGTGCTGTACGGCTTCTCGACCATCCGTCCGCAGATGGCCGCGCGCATCTGGGGCTAACAGGTAAAGATAGGAGATACTCACATGGCACTTCCCTCTGTAGGCGGCGGCTATCAGTTTAACGACGGAAACCTTAACGAACTCAAGGTCTCCGTTGCTGCGGCCCCCGCAACTGCTACGGACAGCGCGACGCTGACCCCGGCGCAGATCACCAACGGCATCATCATTGGCACCCCGACGACCACGGCGGCTTACACGCTTCCGCTGGCCTCGGACCTCGATGCGCTGCTGACCAATTCCAAGGTCGGTACAATCTTCGACTTTCGCGTCATCAACACCACCACGGCTGGCGTCATCACCATGACGACCAACACGGGCTGGACGATTGGTTCGAGCGGTTCGCAGGGCCTGATGACCGTCGCGGCTACGGCAGGCACGGTTCGTGCTTTCCGCGCCCGCAAGCTGGGCGACGCCTCTTGGGCGCTCTACGCCATTTCGTAACCTAACAGCGGGCGGCTTCGGCCGCCCGCTTCTTTTGGAGGGAACATGATCTATCTTCGTCACCCCAAGCACGGCGTCAAGATTGCCACCATGGAAATGGAAGCGCAGTACGACGAAATGCACGGCTGGTCGCGGTTTGACCCCGACGAACAGTTGAATGAAGCGCCGGAACCGGATAATGTGATGCTCGAACCCAGGCGCCGCGGGCGCCCCCGGCTAGAAGCGAGCGAATGACATGTCAAGTGCCGGCGATCTGATCAATGGATCACTGAGGCTTCTGGGTGTTCTGGCGGAAGGCGAAACGCCTTCGTCTGAAACATCGCAAGACGCGCTGGTCGCCATGAACCAGATGATCCAGTCGTGGAACACCGAGCGTCTTGCCGTGTTCTCCACCCAGGATCAAGTCGTCACTTGGCCGCCCAGCACCATCTCGCGCACATTCGGGCCGACCGGCGACATCGTTGCCAACCGCCCCGTCGCCATTGACGACAGCACCTATTTCCGTGACCCGTCCAACGGCATTTCCTATGGCCTCAAGCTGATCAACCAGCAGCAGTACAACGGCATCGCCGTCAAGACCGTCACCAGCACCTACCCGCAGGTGCTGTGGGTCAACATGACCTACCCCGACATTGAAATGTACGTCTATCCCGTGCCGACCAAGGTGCTGGAGTTCCACGTTGTCTCGGTGGACGAACTGACCCAGCCCGCCAATCTGGCGACCGATCTGGCCTTTCCGCCGGGCTATCTGCGCTGTTTCCGGTACAATCTGGCCTGCGAACTGGCCCCGGAGTTCGGCGTCGAGCCGTCCCGGCAAGTGCAGCGCATCGCCATGACCTCGAAGCGCAACTTGAAGCGCATCAACAACCCCGACGACATCATGGCTCTACCGTACAGCATTGTTGCAACCAGACAGCGTTTCAATATTTTTGCAGGCAACTACTAAATGCAGACGCCAATCTTGGGGTCCGCATACGTCGCCCGCAGTGTCAACGCTGCGGACAGTCGCATGGTCAATCTGTTTCCCGAGGTGGTGCCGGAAGCAGGCAAGCAACCCGCCTTTCTTAACCGCGCGCCGGGGCTGCGCCGGCTGGCGACCGTTGGCCCCGGCCCTGTTCGCGGGCTGTGGGCGACGCAGATCACGGGCTCGGACGGCTATGTCGTGTCCGGCCAAGGGCTGTACAAGATCGACACGTCCTACAACGCGACGTTCCTTGGCACCGTCAGCGGCTCTGGTCCTGTTTCCATCGCGGACAACGGAACGCAGATCTTCATCGCTGCCGATCCTGACGGCTACATCTACAACATGAGCACGGGCGCGTTCGCACCGATTGGCGACCCGGATTTCCCCGGCGCGTCCACGGTCGGCTATCTGGACGGTTATTTTGTCTTCAACGAACCGGACAGCCAGCGCGTCTGGGTGACAAGCCTGCTGGACGGCACTAGCGTCGATCCGCTCGATTTCGCCAGCGCCGAGGGCGCGCCGGACCAGCTTCTGTCGGTCAACGTCGATCACCGCGAGGCGTGGCTGTTTGGTACGGGCACGGTTGAGGTCTGGTACAACGCCGGAACCGCCGACTTCCCGCTCCAGCGCATCCAGGGCGCGTTCAACGAACTGGGCTGCTCTGCCGTCTACTCAGTTGCCAAGCTGGACAACACGCTATTTTGGTTGGGCTCCGACGCCCGCGGCAACGGCGTTGTCTATCGCGCCAACGGGTATCGCGGCGAGCGCGTCTCGACCCATGCCGTTGAGTTTGCAATTCAAAGTTATAGCACGATTTCGGACGCCGTGGCCTACTCCTACCAGCAAGAGGGCCATAAGTTCTACGTTCTGACTTTTCCGACTGCCAACGCAACGTGGGTTTATGACGCCATCACCGGAGCATGGCATGAGCGGGCGGGCTGGAACAACGGCCGTTTCGTGCGCCATCGCTCTAACTGTCAGATGAACTTCAACAACGAAATCATCGTTGGCGACTACGAGAACGGCAACATTTACGCTTTCGACCTCAACGTGTATGCCGACGACGACCAGCCGCAGAAGTGGTTGAGGTCGTGGCGCGCGCTGCCAACGGGCACCAACAACCTGCGCCGCACGGCGCACCATACGCTGCAACTTGATTGCGAAAGCGGTGCTGGATATGTAGACCCTGCATTGGCCTTGCAGCCTGAATACACAAGCCCGGCGCAACAGCTATTGGATGGCTCTGCGGGCATGGCTATCGATTTTGTGTCGAATACCGTCTACATCACTTCTACAGCAACGTTACCGTATGAAACGCCCGTTCCTCAAGCCATGCTGCGCTGGTCGGACGACGGCGGTCACACCTGGTCGCGCGAACACTGGACCAGCCTCGGCGCCATCGGGCGCTATGGCAAGCGCGTCTTCTGGCGGCGGCTGGGCATGACCCAGAAGATCCGCGACCGCGTCTACGAGGTGTCGGGCACCGATCCGACCAAAATCGTCATCATGGGTGCGGAGCTGATCCTCGATGGCACTTCTTCCTAACGCCAGCCAAATACCAGCGCAGCGCGTGGCAATCAACGAGCGTTCGCGGGGGGGGCCTCCCGGTCGTGATGCTGAGCCGCCCCCGTCAATTTTTGTTGCGCGTGAATGGTATCGGTTTTTCGACACGGTTCACACCTATCTGCCGACTCCAACGGTTTTCACCCCTGTTTTCACCCCGGTCATCAACGTCACCACGGTGTCGGCGGGGGCAAGTTTTGCCAACCAGATGGGCACGGTCATCGCGCTGACAGGCACGTTTACGCTTGACCCCGTTGCGGCGGGCGACACCATGTTTCAGATGACGCCGCCGATTTTGGACGACTTGTCTTTGTCCACGGCCGCTGGCACATTCGTCACCACCGCCAGCGGCGTCACCGCTGTAGGCTCCGTTATCGCCACCGGGCCTCTGCTGGAGTTTCGTCTTAACGCGCCATCGGGCGCTGCTGCCACCTACGCCTACAACGTCAACTACCAGATTGCCTGACAACCCGATTTACGCTAGGTTCGCACCATGACCGTCAACCTGTCTCCTTTCGCCAACCCCGGCGCGCAGTTATTCGACGATAACGGCGACCCGCTGTCGGGCGGCAAGATATTTACCTACGCGGCAGGCACGACCACGCCCAAGACGACGTATACCGACTTCACGGGCAATACGGCGCATGCCAACCCGATCATCCTTGACGCTGCGGGCCGCCCGCCGTCCGAGGTTTGGCTGACCTACGGGGATTCCTACAAGTTCATCCTCAAGGACAGCAACGACACGCTGGTCGGCACGTTCGACAACATTGACGGCATCCCGCCCGTCAACATCAACCTAGTGCGGCTGTACGGCTCGACCTCGGGCTACGTTGAACTGCGGGCACCCGCCGTTGCAGGCACCAATACGGTCACGTTTCCGGCTGCTACCGGCACGGTTGCGCTGACCAACAACCCGACCTTCACGGGCACCACGGCGGTTGCTACCCTGACGGCGTCCGAGAACATCACTGGGTCAAAGACCATCAGCGGGCGGCTGCTGTCGGCGTCGCAGACCGTCAACATTGATCAGTACTTGTACATGAGCGGCACGGGGCAGATGAAGCTGCCGGTCGGCTCCACTGCTGAGCGCGCGGGGGCGTTCAGCGGTACAGGGCAGATCAGCGGCACAACGCTGACTATCACCAACACCACCAGCGGCCTGCTTTACATCGGCGCGGTCGTTGATGGTACGGGCGTTGCGGCGGGCACTCGCATCACCGACTTTTTGACCGGGTCGGGCGGGATTGGCACCTATCTTGTCAGCGTTTCGCAGACGGTCGCTGCGGGTACGGCGCTTGCGGATGCGCCTGTCACGGGCATGATCCGCTACAACAGCACGAACAACGCCTTTGAGGGTTATGGCGCGTCTGGCTGGGCGGGCATCGGCGGCGGTGCCACGGGCGCTGGCGGCGATGAGGTGTTCATCCTCAACAGCCAAGTCGTAACGACATCCTACGCTATACCCTCCGGCAAGAACGCAACCTCGACTGGCCCGTTGACCGTCAACGGCAACGTCACCATCACAATCCCATCCGGCGCACGCTGGGTGATCCTGTAACGGAGCAACCATGTCCCAACTGACCCTTACCAGCGACCCGCTCGGCAGCGCAACGACCGGCACGTTCGAGTTCGAGAACCCCGCCTTCTACATGACAGGCGCCACGTCTCAGCGCGGGGTGGTGCTGGTCGATCAATATATTCTTCAGCAAGCGACCCACACGCTGGCTAGTCAGACGGCGGCGCAAGCCTTGTTTGATGTCACGACCGACAGCCAGGTTACGTTGGTAGCCGGCACCTACGAGTTTGAATGCCAGTTCTCACTGTCCAGCATGAGCGGTTCATCTGGTTCGTTTGGTTTTGCGCTCGGTGGCGGCGCAACCTTTACGCAGTATTGGTGGTCACTTGCCAGCAAATCCACTTTGGCAACCGCAGCCACTGGTCAGGTGACATACAATACCGCAGCTAACACCACCATTGTCACGGCATCAAGCGCAACGGTTGCCTTTGCCCGCATCCATGGCGTCGTGATCGTTACGGTCGGCGGCACTCTTATCCCGCAGGTGTCGCTGGGCGTTGCGGCCGCCGCGGTTGTCGGTGTTGGGTCGTTCTTCAAAATCAGGGCGCTCGGCGGCAGCGCGGCGGCCAGCAGCGGCAACTGGAGCTAACCCATGTCCATTATCATCGACGGCGGCGCAGGGATTACCTTCCCCGACACGGTCCAGCAGACCAACGCGCTGACCAACACGGGCGGCACGCCACGTTATTATGCTGCGCGCGCGTGGGTGA